ATTCCCGTAAAAATCCGCTTGACGGAATCCAGAATGTTTCCAAGCGTTTCTTGTGTACTGCCGAAAAATCCTGTGACAAAACCTTTTGCCGCTTCGATGATACCGTGAAATCTGCCGCCGGTTTTTTCGTCCAGCCATTCCAGAAAGCTCAACAAAGAATCCTTGATCCCGTCTATCACGGCGAAAACAACCGTTTTTAGGCCGTCAAAGATTTGAGATATACCCCCGAGAGCCTTTTGAATATCTCCTGCGAAGATTCCCGTGAAGAAGTCAACAAACCCCTGCATAACGGTTCGGATTCCCTCCAGAAGCTCCTCTCCGTGCCCGGTGGCGATGGTAATCGCCAGAAGCGCCGCCGCAATTGCCGCGATCAAAAGCGGAATCCAGGACCCCGCCATAAGGGCAATTCCCGCGCCGGTTGCAAGGATTCCGGCAATAGCAAGCAGCATATTTTGTAAGTTCCACCCGTTTTGCATTGCGTCCCGAAAACCCGTCACCAACATCACGATTCCGCCCACCACCAGCGCTATTCCGGCCGCGACGGGGCCCAGGGTGATATACAGTCCCGCCGCCGCGGCCGCAAGCCCTCCGACCATCTCAATCAGGTTCAGCCAATCCACGCCGTTTTCCCACGCGTCTGTCAATCCGTGCCAAAACAACAGCAAGCCGCCGATGATGAGAAGAATTCCGCCCAGCTTTGTGGCGATCTGTCCAAGAACACCCGGAAGCATGGTTCCAATTTTCCAGAGAAGCAGACCGGCGGCGATCAGTCCAACAAGGTCCGCAATCTCTTTCAAACGGTCCACCAGTCCGTCTGCTTCGTTCATCCAGGAAAAGTCCGGCGCAATCTCTGTCGAAGTTTCGCCACCGCCGCCACCGGCATTCTCCGTTTGAATCGTGTTGATCTCGTCAAAGCCCGCCAGAGACCCGGAGGCTTCGTCTGCCGCGGCCCCGACGCCGGAAAGGGCCTTCGCTTCTTCATTCAATGCTTTTGCCCCGTCTGAGGATTGCTTGATGGTCTTTCCGAAAAGCGTGGAGAAAATGGTTGCAATTGCCGCAATTACTCTGGAAAGCACAGTCAAAAAAGCCGTAAAAGCTGGAATGAGAACTTCGATTAAGGGCTGGGAAAGGGTAAGTAGCGCCCCTTTCATCTGGGCAATAGCTTGTCTGGCCTCATCATTGGTCTTGATGTACTTCATGGTCATTTGCTGGAGTGATGTCAACGCTCTGGAAATGACATTGAAAACCAGTGCGCTTGCTGCAAGACCAATGATTCGCCGTCCGAGGCGGCCCATGGCTTTGTCCGCAGCGGCAGAAGCCTTTGCAAAACCGTTTTGTTTCCTGACCGCTTCATCAATTTCCTGAGTAAGGATGCCGGCCTCTGTTTTCAGGCCATCCAACTTTTGATTAGAAGCGTCTATCTTTCGGCTGTAGCTTTCAACGGATTTTTCGGTTTTATCCCATTCAGTCTGCAACATACGGACGCGGGCTTGCTGATCGTTCAGCTCTTGCTGTATTGTCGGAATTTGTGCCTTGTATTCTTCCCTTGTGTCAATATTGATGTCTTTATCCTTGGACATGGCGCGAATATCAGCAAGACGGTCTTTGATTTCTTGTAACTTTGCTTTTTCTGCGTCCAGATCCGCCGCCTGAAAAAGGCTTTTTTGTTTTGCCTCTTCTTTTGCTGCAGTCATATCCGCGATCTCTTTTCCTGTTTTCTTAATATCGCCGCGCAGCTTTCCCAGGCGCTTTTCCGCCTGACTAACGTTCATATCGACGTCGATAACAACGCTGCCGTCTGCTGTCAAGTTTGCCATACCTTCACCACATCAACCAGATTCTTTATTTTCTGCGATTTCTTTTTTCGTTAAATTTTAGGTAGAGAAATCCGGGGCGCAGATAGAGCGGAACTGACGCAATTTTGGGATATAAGTATCTGGTCTGTTCCAGTATCGGATAAACTGATAGTCATCAACGAAACAATGGACGTTTTTGCTTTCCGGGTTCTTCTCCGATTTTGCGAAGTTAATTGGAATGAAATCTCCGGATGGATATTCTGTTACAGGGTCAATTTCCGGAATCCCATACGGACCAACGCCGCAGAAGGATACTTTGTTAAGGTTTTCAAAGTTTAACATAATGTCCCATTTATCAACGTCCACGCGCCGCCCACTCCTTCATCAGAGCATCTTCCTCTCTGGTGTATTTTCGCTTGAAGTCCACCAAATGCCGGTTCTTCCGATACCACTCCCGGTCAGACTTATCCAGCGTTTTCCCCCGCGCCAGATGGTCGCGAATGCGGACCACCTGGGCGAAGGTGCAGTCGCCGATCTCTTGGTACGCCGCCAAGAACGTCCACCAGTGCATATACTCCACCGCCCGGACTTCCCCGCCGATAACCCGGTTGATCGGGGCGATCATTAAGTTGTAGTCCTGCTCCCAGTCCACCAGCCTGGAGGACTGGTGGGGCGCATCACTGGAGTCGCAGTTGATGAAGTGCAACCCGGCCTGTATTGCGTCCTCGTAGTATTCCGGCGGCATATCGTCAAAGTCAGGGTACAGGCCGATAAGCACCGCCAGCGCCCGCTCCTGACCGTCCGTCTCCGGGTCGGATAGGTCAGTCAGGATGTCCAGGACGCAGCGGTAGTCCGTGCGGATGGGGTAGGTCACACCCTGAACTTCTACGCTCTCCGTCAGCGTCCAGTTCATCGCTTGTATTTCTGATATTTGGCGACATACTTTTCGATTTGACCTTTTCGTTTCGCCATATTTTCTTGTAAACTGTCGTCCATTTGGTCCATCACGCCAAAAATGAATTGTTCAAAAATAGTGAGACCATCCGCCGCAGCGATTAGGCGAAGCTCTTGGAACACATCTGCACAAAACCCTTCGCCAAATACTGCATCTACGGCCTCGCGCTTTCGTTTTTCTGCGGCGTTGGAATAGTCGAATATCTTCGCTGGATTATCCGCCTTATCCGCTTTTTTGGCGGTATCTTTTTCGATGGCATCAACCTTTCCAATTAGGTTATATAGCGTCTCAAGAAACCCGATATCAGATGGGTTAAATCGGATTACGCGAACTCCGTTCACCTTCATTTCAACAACGCCTGTCGAAAAGTTAATTTCCTCCATCGGTTACTCCTCCGACGCGACGGCGGGGGTGAAGGTAATGGCTCCGCTCTCGTCCTTGCTGACGGTTCCCTTTGTCCGCTCACCGCCGTATGTAACATCCACGGGCATTCCCAGGTTTCCGCCGCCCTCTCCGCCGAGACTGGAGGGCTTGACCATACAGGAGCTGTACCGCTCCGCAAAAGCGGCATTCTTGCTGCCGCTGTAAAAGTGAGCAATCATCACATCCATGTTGGTCAGCGCCTGGGCGTTCTGTTCGATGACGGCCAGCTGATAGATTTTCTGCTGTGCCGCGTCACCGCCGTCCAGATCCCAGGGGTCAAATCTCTGCGTCATAACAGGCTTCTTCATGGTGGTCCAGGTATTCCCCAGAATGTCCTGGCTGGAGTCGTCGCTCCAGTCATATTCAATGGAACTGTCGGTGGTTCGCCGTCCGAACGGGTTCCAGATGAGGGCGGAGTCCGTTCCGGTGTTCAGGTAGGCAATCATAAGTTCCCGAGCAATGGTCTGGCCCGGAGTCGTGTTAAAAGTATTATCGGGCATTTATATCACCTCATATGTCATTTTCATTAGAATTTGGTGGTCTTCGTCCCCGTTCTCGTACATGGCGAATAGGGACGCTCGTGTGGTCGCCTCCACACGCAGGGCTCGTATTTCTGGGCCAAGATCAGGTTTGCCCCTCGATACCCAATCCCCCAGCCTATCCAGAAGCTCATCCGCTTTCAGGCGCTTGTCCGGGCTGGAAGTTGTCCCGGGGATAATGCGGTAAATCACCTTGAATTGGTATTCCGCCTTGTAACCGCTGCATATGTACCGGGCCACGATGTACGGGGCCTGGATTGTGGAGAGGGCCATGCAAGGCTTATTCTCCGTCAGGAACTCAAAGTTAATCGGGGTCAGCGGGTTCCCAGCCATTACAGCGTCCGGGATGTCCGGGAAGGTGTTTAGCCAGATCAAGACGTTGCGGGAGATTTTGTCTTCTTCCTCCGCCGCCACCAGCGGGCGGGACTTTTCATTTGTCAAGCTCATGGTCTACCGCCTTTTCCGCAAAGCGCACCCATTTATCAAGGTCTTGAGCTTTGGAAACCTCAAACCAGTGGGATTGCGCTTGACTGTGTACCGCCGTGCTGATATTCAGGTCCTTTCCTGTGACCACTTTTGTCACACCCTTCCGCGCCCATGCGCTGCCGGTGTCGGGGTCAATCATGAGCTTTCCATTGTATAACATTCTGGATTCTGGACCAGGATAGATGACCGAGCTATCCACAACCTGCGTCCTGCTCACAAGGGACTTTGTGCGAGCCGGAACAAACGGCTCCGTGTCCTTCTCGATCTGTACCGCCACCGCGTGCTCCGCCCTCGGCCCCGCCTGCCGCAATTTCTTTATCAGAGGGTCGGAGAAGCTGTCCTTCATTCTGATTTTCAGGTAGCTCATACTTGGCTACGCCTGTATAATTCTCTCAATGCCGTATTCCTTGGCACATTGGTTTTCAATACGGCATCCGCGTGCGCCGCCCCATCCAGGCGCAAAATAGGCAATGTCCGCCGTGGAAAGAAGTTCCAACGATTTCCCCAAATACCAAAGTGGGCACGCCTCAGCGGGGGCGTCCTGGAAGAAGCTGTCGATTACCTCAACTTCTTCTCCCACAGAATCCCGCGCCGCCTGAACTGCATTTGCGCGAGCAGTCAGAATCTCATCGTCCGTTTTCCCGTTCATAGGCTGCGAAATAAACAATTTTTTCATTTCAGTTTCCTCCAATCTCCCAGTGCTGCATATCCGGGCTTCCAAAGTCGATCTTATCGACCTTTGTCACCTGGTATACATCGTCATAGCCTAACTCCAGAGCGGTCCGGCTAGCATCCGGCTCTATTACCCTTCCCTTGACAAATACGGTGCCGATAGAGATAGTCCAAACCTTTGATTTGTCCTGTTCTTTTTTCCAGCCCTCTACCGGGTCAACGTAGGTCTTGACCTCCCCGGTAACGCCATCCACGGCCTTCACGCCGAAGGGGACATGAAGGTTTACTGCATCCGCACCCTCGAGGCCGGTAGTGCGGACGTTTGCGGCCTTAGAGGCAATCAGGAGGACGCCATGCAGAACGGTGATATGGTTGACGGTGGTTTCGTTTAGCTTGTCATCTATGACTGTTTCCGTTTGGTAAAGGGTCACAGTGTGCGGGAACATGTGCGGGAACATGTGCGGGAACATGTGCGGGAACATGTGCGGGAACATGGGCGGGAACATGTGCGGGAACATGGGCGGGAACATGGGCGGGAACATGGCGGCATTCATGCGGCGGGGAGAGTTCATCCTCTTTTGGGCTGTCATACCGCTCCCGCCTCCTGCCATGCTTTCCAGATTTTCGGGCCTTGAATGGCAATCCAGTCCACAAGTTCCTCGTTCTTAGACCACGCCACATCAGGACTTAGTGCGCTATCTTCAAGGCCACTCTCACTGAAAAAGGCGTGAACAATTTCGTGCCGAATAGTCTCTTTCTGCGCGGCGGCGATAGTCTTAGCCGGTTCGTGCTCCCAGCCTTTGTATGCGGACATATCACAGACCACAATCTGCTTTGTCCAGCTATCGCAGTATCCGTCGATGGAGCGCCGCTCAAAAACCTCGTCCTCGTCATACTTCCTGATGATGATGGCGTACTCCGTACCCAAAATGGTTACTTTCTGTGTGTGCATGGATAACTCCTCACTCTGAACAGCGGCGCGAAGGCCGGAAGATTCCCCAGGTACAGACGCAGCGCGTCCCGCTTCCGATTTTTGATATACTCCACGTCAGCGGAGGCCAGGGAGGCGGCGCGGTAGCTTCTGCTCCACCCCCCTACCGCCTCACTGGAGACGGCCTGATCTCCGCTGAACGCCCCAGCAGTCATGATCTCCTCATCCAGCAACGCATCAGCAACGGCGCAGGAAGCCTTTTTCACGGCATCCATCTGCCAGCCGTCCACGGTATCGGAGATTCCCCTTGTCGCAGCCCTGACGTGGTCGGAGGCCCGCTCAGACAGCCGGGGGAAGTCCTCTTCAGAAACAGCGTTTCCGAAGTAGGTGTTCAGATAAAAATCATAGTCTGCGTATGCCATCCGGCGGGCCTCCTCTCTTACTTGGTCCGTGTTTTCTGAACGTTCTCCTCTGCGGCCAGGGCGGCGGCGCTCTCCCCTGCGACCTTGATAACAGCCACCTCGTCCATTCGCTCATAGGAGGGCAGTACGATCTCGGAGGCGAAGATATTGGTGTTGACGGGGTGCTCCTCGATGATCCTGGTGATGGCCACGCCGGTATTGACCAGTTCCACCTCCGCCGTGGGGGACGCGATCAGGTCCGCTTCCTCCGGCGTAGTGCCGTACCACGTGCCGCCCAGGTCCCCGGCGGGGATCATCGCCACGTGGCCATCCGGCACAAAGGCGTGTGCAATGCCGCTCTCGTCCTTGTACTGCTTGTCATAGATGGCGATCTGAATGCGGGATGTGCCGCTGACCACGTTTTTGACCTCGTCGTCCGTCAGGTAGCCCAGGGTCAGGCCGCTGGTGGTCAGATACCGCTTTTTTACCGCCTCTGTCTTCGACAGCATATTGAATGTGGCCGTGTTCATCACGGCGATGGTCAGGTCGGTTCCGGTATTGCTTCTGATTTTGTCTTTTGCCGCCTTGAACACCGCAAAGGGGTCCGCTGTGGCGGACGCGCTCCACAGGTCCGCGCCGGACAGCTCGATGTAGTTATGGGACTTCCACGTCCCCTTGGGGTCGTAATTGTAGACATATTCCATGCCGTTTGCCCTGATGGCGATCCCGGCGTTGCCGTCCTGGGGGAACAGAAGCTGCATGATCATCCGCTCCGGCACCACGTTTGCGCCGGCGATCAAGGTGTTGGCGTCATCAAACACCCGCTCAATGACAGCCCGGGCGTAGGGGGCGTTGGAATCCGCCACGCGCAGCAGCTCCTTGGGATCCAGCGGTCCTTCGGTGATGGCCGTACCGGCTTCGATTTTCTCGCCGACCTTGACCCACGGCCGCAGGGACTGGTTCGCATTCAGCTTGTGCGGAACAGACTCGTGTTCGTTGGTGATGGTGACTTCCTGACGCATGGTGCCTTCGATCCGGTCAATGGCCGTGATCTCGCCGGAGATCTGTGCAATGACCGCAACACCCTTTTCCCTCAGAAAAGAGAGGTCGTGCTTTATAAAATGTTCCACCCCCGGGTTTTGCAGTCCGACGGCGTTAAGTATTACTCCGTAGCCCTCGGCTATTCTCGGAACGGCATTTCCGAGACGGGGTTTAAGCGTCATTCCTTTGCTGCTGACGCCGCCTATAACGGAAATGTCGTAAATTTCGTTATATTCTCTTCCGAATCCAAAAGTTCCGCTTGCCGCAATAACAGGGTTTTTCAGCTTTACTCCGCAAATTTCAATCTTCAAATCAGCCATAAGCTACAATTTCACCTCTTGTTATCTCGTTCCGCTTGAAATTCAGTTTGTTTTTCTTTACTT